CGCTGACATCACTGCCCTCTCCAACCCCCAATCCTGCGCCAAGCTCTCCATTTTCAGACGTACCGCCTGTTGGTACTCCTCCGGCTGGTCGATTGGCACCGCCAGTAACTGGCTGTTTTTTTCCGGTACCCACCAAGACTTCTTCGCTACTATCGTTTGCTTGAACATATTTGCTCCAAAGTTCATCAAATGTAGTTATCCGATCAATGGTTGAATCAATTGGATAAACGTTTTCCGTTTGGTTTCTACCGGCAATAACTAAAACGCGCAACGGAAAAGACGCACCTTGTTTACGATATAAGCTGCCAGCAATTTCAAAATGAGATGTTACGTTGTAGTTACCATACAACCAGTTTAGGAACACTCGATCTGGTGTAGTTAATGTAGTTGTAAGGTGAGCTCCAAGGATCAAGACTGCACGGCCATCGTTAGCCATAGCGCGCAAAGATTCAGCGGCAATCGCTTGATCTTTCATAGTGATCTTGTAATCTTGACCAGTCCATGATGGTATTTTTACTGCTGTGGGTAGTGCGCCAAATGGCGGATTTGCCAAGACAACATCAACTTCTTGATCTCTTAATTCTTTGATCTTTTCAAAAGCATCGCCATCAATCACATTACCAATTTGCATCATCCGCATGTTTTCAGCGCGGTGTGGGTCTAACTCAATGGTTGTGACATTCTGTGGGTTGGCTGCTACCACTAACATGCCGTTACCGCCGGTTGGGTCTAACACTGTTGTAGTGGACTTTAAGCGCGTCAACAAACCAGCCACATATGCAATAGGCAGTGGGGTAGAGAAGGCATTGTTAGTCTGACTTAATACAGACTTAACGTCTAACGTGGGTTGGTTTTGATAAAGGGTAACGATGTAATCGTAAATAGCCTTTGAATCTGAACCCTGTGCTCGCATGTCAGTAATGACTTGGCTAACGTAACGTGTGGCTGCAGCCTCAAAGTCTTCCTGAGTCTGCTTAAGTTTGACGCGATCACCTTCAAAATCAGCAATCTTGTACTTCTCAATCTCACGCTGGTCTTTAAGAGGGTTAAAGCCAAGCAACTCGGGCTTCTGTAAGTAAGCTTTGATGCCGTACTCAGCCAGCTCGCGGTTGTTTTTTGGCCACCAGCCCTGACGCATGTGATAGAACATGGACTCAGCCATTGATCCGTTCTTAATCTCAGGCCACTTAAACAGGTTCATCTCTTCCATGATGCTGTCAATACGCTTGGCCATGTCAATGATGTGCTGGTTAACCTTGCTCATCTGCATGTCAGTTGGCGTTAAAACACGCACTTGACCATCGCGCGCTGACTTAGCTTGCTGGGCATCTTTCTCGTTCTTAAACCAAACTAAACCACCATTTGTACCGGAATCCAAGTTGTACTGGTCTAACACTGCATAGCCCAAGTCTTCTACTTCGACAATCTTAGTGTCCATCTTGTAGGTCTTGACTTCCAGAGTCTCTGGGTCAATCTGGGTAAGCATCTGCTTATAAACTTCGTTTAAAGTGGGACGCTCTTTACCAAGTGGGTAAATGGTGCCGGAGTAACCATTCTTTTTAGTAATGTAGCCATCAGCAACTGTAGGCCCGACAAGGTATGGGCTACCACCCTTTGATGCGTCAAACAGCATAGCCTCAAACGCGCGAGACAACAGCTCTACGTCTGTGCCCCAGTAGCGCGGCTCTCTGCCTTCGTCTTGGTCTAACTGCCGTGCGTCTTTAAAGTATTGAGTTTGCTTGTCTGAATCTCTAATAGCGGGGGCTGTATCCCAGTTACCTTTATTTGAAATAGCGGCAAAGAACGCTTTCTTTGGAGGAAGATTGCGGTTGTCTGTGCTACCAGCTGTATCACGCAACACGCCTCTTAAATAGTTCTCTACTGTCTCAGTGTCAATTTGATTCTTAAGACGCGAGACTGTGCCTTGCATTAACAACTTGCCATAGGGCGTTTGTTGAAGGTTCCAATCTAAGCCGTGCTGCCACTCATGTCCAAGTGATCCATCACCTTTGGTCTTAGTCAGGTTGATTTCATTAAGCTTGGGGAAGTAATGGGCTGCAGTTCTACCACCACGACCCTGCGCTCCAATGGCCATCTTAAGCTTCTCGCCCAAGCCAAGCATCTTTGGATTGATACCAGAGACATCAGCCAAGTCATACATGGCGTCATAGATGGCGTTAAGGTGAGCTGCTCGCTCAGTCTGATTAACCCAGTTGCCAAAGTCAATACCGCCCGGAAACATGCCAAACGTTTTGACAAAGTCTTCCGTATCTACGTCACGACCTTGACGGTGGTCACGCATACCACGGCGAACAATGTTGCCAAGCTCTGGTGGTACTTCAGTTTCTTTCTTAACAACGCGATTGGTTTGATCGGTTGAGTCTTCGTTACCACCAAACAATTGGTACATCTTGTTAAAGAGTGCACTTATGTTATTGGTTTCTATCTTATTGCGTAAATCCAATCCATCTTGGGTGTACTTTGCAAACGAAGCAGAGGCGTCTGCATCCTTAATGTACTTTTCTTTTAACGCAAAACTTAATTCAGCAATACGGCCATGCGCGTCAAAGATTGCCTGTAAGCCTTGGAGTGCATCAACATAACTCTGCAAGAGTTTCTGTACTTCGTCTTGTTTACCGGCCTCCAAAGCCATCTTAATAGCTTGACGGCCACCAGTTCTATCTGATACACGAACAGTTCTAGCTTCTTTCAAAGCTTTTAACATGTAGTCAGTCGGCGACATGATGTAGCTGACGATGCCCTCTTTGTACATCATTGCACCAAACGAATTGTCTTTGTTTGAGTCAATGTCAAGCAGAGTGTCTTTGGCTACAGCGGCCAACATCTTAGAGATCTGGCTATCAGTGGCGTCTTTAGGGGCTGGGGGCGCTGTGACTTTACCTTTGCGGTTCTTTACAAACTCAGCGCCACCACCTTGGATGCTTACTTTTTCAGGCTTGTATAACGCTGATATAGTCACGCGCTCTGGTCCTGTGTAGGATGGATCATCCGTAGTCGCAGGGACAGAACGATCTGTAATGCGAAAGCCAAACTTAGTTAATGCTTCTTCAATCTTAGAAACATTTGCTATGTCAACGGGAATACGTAATAAACCTTCAGCAGGAAAGATGATTGGGAACAAGTCTTCTGCTACAGCGTTGCCGTACAGTAAAGTTGAAACCTGATCAGCATTGCCATCTTCCATAGCAACCTTCATAGGCTGCTTGTTAAATTCCTCGAGCTTTTTCTTTTGCTCGTCAGCGGCTTTCTTTTCTTCTTCAGCTTTGGCCTTGTCTTCAGCGGCTTTTGCTTTCTCTTCTTCGGTAAGAACTACCTTGGGTGGCTTGGGAGCTTTAGGCTCTTTAGGGCCACCTGTGGGCTCAGACGGTCCTCCAGCGGGCGTAGAGGGGCCGCCTGTAGGCTTGGGTTCACCTTCAGTAGGTTTCTCCTCTGAGGGCTTTTCTTCTGCAGGCTTTACTAAGTCTTCTGTAGGTGTCTCTTCAACGGGTTTCTCTTCCGCTGGCGCTTCCTCGGCTGGCTTCTCAGCAACCTCGGTGGGCTTCTCTTCAACTGGTGCCGCAGGAGTCTCCGCAACTGGCCTACCTTTGGTGATCCTATCAATTGTATTGCGAATGTTTTCAACAACCCTAGCGTCACCATTAGCTGCAGGAGATAAACCTTCATTAGGGTTTATACCAAGCTTCTGTGCAGTTGGCAGTTGGCCCATTTGAGAACGAATGTCTCCAATGGTGGTGTTCAATTCGTCAGCAGCTGCCTTAAGTTCGGGCGAATTGTAGAAGTTGTTGATGTCTTCTTCACTGCCTTTGTTAAACCAGCCATCTGGACCGTTACCAAAGTATGGATACCACTGGCCTGTAGGTACATTCTTTTTACCGCCACTACCAGTGCTGATATAGAACGGCACCTTAACACCGTTAATGTCTTTAACAACAGCAACACGCCTGTTAGTGACAAACGGTTCTGTAACACTACCAGTGGTAGAGGTGGCTGGCGTTTCTGGAGCTGCAGGAGCTTGCTCAATAGCAACACGCTCTCGCCTAAAAGGCTTACCCTTTTCATAAGTTGTTCTTAAAGTTAACTCTTTGCCGGTATGCGCTACTTCTTGGACTTCCCAGTTTCTGCCATCTAACGAGATTTTTTGACCGGGCTTGTATTCTCCAGCTGGAACCGTTAATGTAGGTGTAACTTTTGCAGGTTCGGCAGGACCGCCTGTAGGGGTAACTGGAGTTGTAAGTGGAGCTTCTGGCGTTGTAACTGGCTCCTCTGGTTTGACTACTACAGGCGCAGATGGACCACCAGTTACTACAGGTGCTTCAGGAGTCTGTACATTTGGCTCTACGGGTTTACCCTCAAGCTCACCCATCATTTGGGCTATGTCTTGGCTTTCATCCGTAGCTGTTTGCTGGATTAACTCAGTGCTTGGTGGTTGGTTCTGTTGCTCAATAGCTTCTGCTGCGGCACGCTGCTCAATAGTCGCGGCACTACCTTTCAACTTAACAATACCAGCGTAATCAGGATTAGTTGGTTCAACAGTCTCACCAGTGATTGGGTTAATCACTGCAAGGCTTGAAGGCGCAGAGGCGGGAGTTACGGGGGCTATTGGGGTTACTGGAGCACCAGCTACTGCTGAAGGAGCTTCGCCCGGAGGTACTCCAAGTATTTGTTTATTCTCTGCAAGTAAGCTTTCAAGGCCGGTCTGTGGTTTACCAGTCTTACGTAGACTACCAATGCCACCACCAACGGCACCCATACCAAAACCAGCCAATGCACCCATTGCAGACGCTTCAGCAACGCCTTCCATCAATGGCCTATCATTGGCGTAGTTTAACCACATCTGCTCTTGCGCTGACTGTGGTAACTCTTCAAACACACCCTCAGAAATACCTGAACCCGCAGACTTCAAAGCAAAGTCTCTGACTGATTTACCAGCGGTCCTAGTTTCCCCAGCAGCAGTAGCTTTAGCCGCTTGGCTTGCACCACCAGCTAACAATGTATCAACGTCATCAAGGCCAAGTTTATTAGCCAGTCTACCGCCAGCAATACCAAACGCGGCTGTGCCAACGCCAGAACCAATTGCGGAAAGAGCTTGTTTACCAGTTAGAAGTTTGTCTTTAGCCTCTTGACGCATTTGCTCTGCGGCAGAGCCTGCACCTAAAACGCCTTCGCCAATACCACCGGCAATAACTGGAGCCAACTCTGCACCAACTGTGCGAGATAACAATCCCGGAAGCGCAGGGCCAGCCATACCAGCACCCAAAGCTTTTCCACCAACTCCTAAAATACCCCTAGCAATACCAGCGCCACCAAGCATCTGTGGTACTGACTCGCCTACTGATGTAAGGATAGTGCTTGGGTTTTGAAGGGCTGCTTTAGCTGTAGGTATAAACCCTTGAGCCTCTTTAACTTTACGATTGGCCGCTTGTTGAGCTTCAGACAAGTAGGTGTCAAGGATCTCTTTAGCTTCTTTAGGTCTAAAGCCAGCCTGCTCAAGAATCTTACCGGCATAACCCATTGTAGGAATATCAAGCAAGCCAACAGCCGCTTCAGGCAAGCCAATAGCGCCCTTTAACAATGTTATACCGGTGTCTAACGCTGTACCAGATAGGGTTCTGTCGTAACCTTTGGCTTCTCTGGCGGCAACTTGAGCGCGGTATTCATCCGCAGTCATCGTATTAGGTGCGCGCGGTGCTATAGATTCAAGACCAGCTGGCGCTACCTCTGGAGCAACTTGTTGTGCTGAAAATTTGTTATAGCGAGCAAGCAGCTCAGTTTGTGTTATTCCCTCTGGAACACCAGTAACCGTAGTGCCATCTGGCATCAAAACATCCATGTCAACCCCTTATTTTGGCAGCTGATCGAATGTTACAGCAGATGGCTTCGCAGGGCTAGGGGGTGGTTTAGGTCCATTCAAAAATTTATCCCAGAATCCTTGTTCTTCCGGTTTGGGGGCTGGTGCCTTTAACCTTGGTAGAGTGGCTGGCGGAGTAAGTTTTAAAGCACTATATGCAGCTTTTGTTTTTTCATCCAAGTAATCTTGATAAGCATTGAACTCAGGAGAGTCAGGGCTGTATTCATTGCGCTTCTCAAGAATCTTTTTGTAATCTGGATCTGCCTGCAAAATAGACATCACTCTTAAAGTATTTTTTTCTTCACCAGTCTGTCTGTTCTCTCGGTTAATTGCAGCATTTGAAGCAGCAGCATCAGCATTTCGTTTAGCTTGCGCTTCAATTGCACGGTTGTGTTTAGACTGCTCTTCGCGTTGAAGCTGGGTGCCGTACTGAGTAAGAACGTCTTTTGCAGCGCCGCCTTGCATAACAGAAATCTTCTCTTGACGCGCACGTACTGCTTTTTCGTACTCTGCAATCTTAGCCACATTACCTTCAGCATAAGCACGTTGCAAGTTCTCAACATCAGATTTAAGCTTCATTGTCTCAATGGTGCGAGCTCTTTCAAGTGCTTGCTGGTTGGCTTCGCGTTGCAAAGCATCTGCAGTAGATGCGTTAAACGACTTACCAAAACCACCAAATGCAGCGCCTAACTGACCTCTAGTACCCTTTTGACCACGGGTAGCTTCACCAGCGTTAATCAAAGCGTTAGATAACGAAGCAAGACCACGAGTGCCTTCACCTTCTTGAAACTTTTGTTTTTGCGCTGCGTCTTGCGTTGCCAGTGCTTCAATTAACTTTGTTATTCCTGCGCCGGGTACTGAGTTTAAAATTTCAGCTTGCTCTGGGTGTTGAGCAATGTATCTCTTTTTAATTTCCTCTGGGTCTACAACCTTGGGAACACCGTTGTCACCTTGTAAGCGAGATGCAAGGATTCGATTAGCTAACGATACTGGGAGTTTATCAAGGCCAGCCATTTCAGTAGATCCAGTATCCATAGACTCAACTGCCTCTGGAACTACTTGTTCATTGTCTTCATCAGCAAACGCCACGATACCACCGGGGGCATAGCTAAAGATGTCCTTGCGAACAGGCAACTCAGCCAGTCCACCAGCCGCCATACCGGGTGCTCCGCCGGGAATAGCGCCGGGTTGAGCCATCTGTTGTGGAGGTGTAGGACGCGCCGCTGGCTGGATAGGCATCTTTGGCATCTGAGGAGCCATCTGGGGCTGCGCTGCAGGCATAGGTTGAGGCATACCTGCGGGATTAATCCTCATGTTCATACCTTGACCAATCCCCGGCAGTGCTACTTGTTGGCTTAACTCGCTCTCAAGCTTCTCTTTAACAGAGGAATCAGGTGCTTGAGCCGCACGTTGCTCCATAGACTTACGGCGATTCATTTCGCCAAGAGCCATGTAAGGCGGCACTTCTGGGTTTTGCCCATTAGCGTAACCCATGATTGCCTGAGTAGGCAGATCCTTTAGATGTTCTTGGATTTGAATGAGGTTCATTATTTTTGTCCTAAATCAAGACCGAGGCTTGTTAATAAGTCGCCTACATTTTTGTATCCCAATGCAGAAGCCGCCGCTGTTCCACCGCCTAATACAGACAGCAAAGATCCAATACCAGACATCTGGCCGGCTGTGTTGGTAACTGATCCAGTGGGCAGACCAGAAATCATGTCACGCTGAAATTGAACTTGTTGATATGGATACTGACGTTGTTGGTTAAACTCAGCCAGATCAGCACCAACGCCTTCAGATGTAATACCGCGTTCTTGTGCGCCGCCTGCAAGCTGGGCGTTGATGTTGCCCAGTTGAGCTTGGTTCTGCATATTGCCCAAACTACCTTGAGTCTGAGCACCTTGCATACCAGCTTGTAAACCTTGCAGGCCATAGTTAGCTCCAAATTGAGCTTCTTGGGCTTTGCGGGCTTGGTCGGCATTAAACTGCTGTTGTGCATTGTTAAATGCAGTGTTATAGCCCTGACCCGTGATGTTGGCTAAGTTAGTTCCAAGACTACGTTGATTCTCTGCATCCATGATTGCTTGACGGCTACCACCAAATGCGCCAGCTTGAGTCATCTTAGCGGCGTTTTGTTGTTGGGTAATCTGGGACTGACGGCGAGCTTCATCTAATTGAGGATTAAGTGAAGCCTGCAAATACGGGTTCATGTAGTTCTGGGCTTGAGTAGCATCGAACGATTGAGTCGTAGGTGTGTAAGACAAATTGCCTGCTTTAGTAGCAAAGTCCCCTGCCGTAGTAGCTGCATTACCAATACTTTCAGGCATCGTCAAAGAACCCAGACCTTGGAAGGCTTGGTTCTGTAAGTTAGATGCACCAGCTGTTAATGGCCCTTGGTAAGTCTGATAAGGCGACTGAGCAAGCGCTTGAGATTGACCCAAGTAGTTGGTAATGTACGGCGCCGCCCAATCGGCTAAACCTTGGGTGTTTGTCGATCCTGCTGGTAGTGTTTCTGCGGCCATTACAGCTCCTTAAGAAGGTAAATACTTATGCGCTTTGGTATCAGCAGCTACGTTTTTGGTTTTGCGGCGAGCTTTCTGGACACGATCCATCATGTCGTATAGGCGTTTAGCACCGGCATCTGTCGAGCCATTACCTAGCTCTGATACAACTCTTGCTGGTACAACAAACTCACCTGTGGCCAAGCGGGCTGGTTGTTTACCACCGATTGTCGCAGGAATTGAATCAGACACTCCGTCACCGGGACCTTTGAGTAAACGGCCACCATCTGAGTAACCACCTAGATCTGATAAACCACCACCGCCGTACATCATTCCACCGCCTGCCGCCTTTTGGGTGTAAGAAGTAGGCGAGAAGTAGTTAACACCACCAGCTCCGGGACGCGCGGCTGCAGCACCGGGAACTGGAGCATATGGAAGCTGTGAACGATTGGCCTGTAAAGAAGGGATTGTTCCGCCTGAACCTGTAGAACCGCCACCCTTGTTCATCATTGCCATCAAAGCCAACATCATCATGAGCATATTGTTGTCTTTTCCAGCTGGCTTGGTAGTGTCCGTCTTAGTTGGTGTAGTTGGTGTCTTAGGCGTAGGTGTACCGGGAGGAACAACAACTCCGCCGGGTGTAACCTTAGTTCCATCTGGAAGTATTACGTTGCCTTTGTCATCAACTTTGGTTTTAGTGCCGCCGCTGTCATCGTATGTGCTGCCCTTGTATGCGCCAAGATCATCCTTTTTAGCAACGCCGGTAGAACCACTGCTACCGCCAGAACTGCCGGGCTCACTATCGTCATCAAATACAAGTTTTTTATTTCCGCCGCCAGTGTAACTGCTACCTGTATAAGAACCTAAGTCACCATCACCAGCCGGTCCATTAGAGCCTTGTGTTCCACCTGAACTGCCGGGCTCAGTGTCATCATTAAACAATAATTTACTGTAGCTGCTGCCATCATAAGACCCAAGATCACCTTGTCCAGCTGGGCCTTCAGAACCTTGATTACCGCCAGAACTACCGGGTTCAGTGTCGTCATTAAAAGTTAAATTAGGGTTTTGTTCTTGGGCATTTAATAGTGCTTCTACATCAATCCCGCCATCACCAGAAAATAAAGATGAAGCATTACCAGTGTCTTGCAAGGCCGCCGCTAACTCAGAACCAAGACTGCCACCAAAGTCACCGGGCGTGAAGTTATCACCACCACTTAAAAGACTAGAAATGTCTAGGTTATCAAAGCCACTAAAGTCAATACCTGATCCGCCATTTAGATTTAACAGGCTTGATAAGTCTATTCCAGATAAATCGGCAGCGCCCGGGCCAGCGTCTAAACTTCCAAAGTCAAAATCGTCATCCATGGTTTACCCCTTTTCTTTAGCGGTGGTCTTACCTTGACTCATCGCATTTTGCATAATTGTATTCATAACCGACTTCTGTAAGTCTGGTGATTGACCCTGTAATAAGCTTGACAAAAGCTGCCCACTTACCCCTGTAAACATCTTCTGCATTTCAGGTGTCAGTGTATCGGGCATAGCACTGTTAATCAAGCTACTTGTTGCCATGTTTGTCCCCGTATTTAACAAAGAAGATAGGCCAGCTTGGCCAACATCTTTATTGTTAAGTAGCGCATTAAGGCTGGATGAAGCGGCATTTGGAAGTGCTTTAGTTAAATACTGATCTGCAAAAGCATTACCAGTGTCAATTGTTGGCATATTGCTGGAGATTAAGTTTGATCCAGCATTACCCAACGCACCACCAAGGAAGCCTTTGCCAAAATTACCACCGCCAATTTGCGACATTGTTCCGCCAACCAGTCCTGATCCTACAGCTTGAGCCAATGCACCACCGCCTAATGCTCCAGCCGCAAGGGATCCAAGACCACCCGTAGCCGCCATCAAAGCAATCTGACCAATAGGGCCCATAGAAGACAAGTCTTGCATGATGCCTTTGGCAACACCGGGAGTTTCTACATGTTGTTCAGGCATGGCTTTGCCATCAGCATCCCAAACACCCGTAATACCAACCCTGTGCTGTGGCCAAACTTTGTCTTCTGGCCTACCACGGTAGCCGGTTAGAGTACCGTTTGTGTCGTATTGAGCATCTACAGTTACACCGGCTGCAGTCTTAACTGGCTTTGTATATCCTGAGAGTTGTTGCGTTTGACTCTCTCCACTGCCTTCGTAAGAGTAAACAGGCGTAAACCCTTTATCGTCTTTAAGTTGTGGAGGAGGCGTGTAAGTTTGTTGTTGACCTTCACTATCAGTGGTAGTCTGAGTGGCTCCTTTGGTCATCTCCAACTGTTTGGGAACGTCCTTCATGGTCTTTTGATCAAGGCCAAGAAATGTCTCAAACATATGTGGTTGAAGCTTGCCGCCAAACTGTTCATCAGCAATACGCTGGGACATCTTGGCTACTTTATCAATGGCATCCGCTTGGGCACCATACTTTTCTTTAAGAGCTGGGTCGCCATTAACAGCAGCTACAAAATCTGTATAGCCTTTAGCCAGCTGATCCGTAGAACCATTACCCGCCAATGAATCACGCAAGCCAAGGATTGGGACGGCCTTTTGCACTTTATCAATTGCCAGTCCGTATAAACCCTCAATGCGTGGGTCTTTCTTGGCTTTATCAAGAAACGTCTGTATGTCAGATGCGGTCTTAGTTTGGTCAGAAGTTAAAGTTTGAAGATCTGATCCAAAGTTTTTAACGGGCGCAAGGTAAGCTGTAACGTCTTTACCCGTGACGTTTCCTCCAAGAGCCTTGGCAATCTGGTCATCTGTAATACCTTTATTTTGAAGCGCTAGGGCGCCCTTGGTTTTATCTAAATCACTGACTGTAGGAGCTGACAAGTTTTTAACGATGCTGGCCAGACCTGTGTCAAAAGCCGTAAACATTTGATCCACGCCAGCTTTGTTAAGGCCAGAGTATTTGGCAATCTCAGCAGCATCCAAGCCATATTTATTAGCAGCCTGATTAATTGCTGTTACTTTGTCAAAGTCTGACTTAGTGGTATCAGCTAAAGTACCGGTAATAAAACCCTTTATCCCCGTACCATAGTCTTTTATATAAGGGTCAACAACATTTTTGCCATACATGGCTGTTAAGTCGTTTTGACTAATGCCGGCTTTCTGGGCCGCTTCCATGATTTTGTTAGTTCTCTCAAAAGGCGTAAGGCTGGCATCATTCATCACACCAGACACATAGTCTTTAATCTGGCTTGTGGTGTATGGAGTTACTGTGCCGTACTTTGTTTCTTCTGGTGCAACAAGAGATTTTGGTGGTACTGGAGGTGTTGGCGTAACAGGCGCTGGTGTTGTTGCTGCAGTTACGGGCGATGTTGCCGTAGTAGCTGCAGTAGTTACTGGTGTTGCTGTAGTTGCAGTAACAGGAGCTGCTCCTTTAACCATCTCACCGTTAGCATTTACAGAATAACCAATTTTTGCTAACGCATCTGCACCGGCCTTGGACTGTAGTGCGTTAGCTTGATTAACTGATGCTTGTGTCGCAGCCCCATTGAGGCCCGTGAAACTAAGAAGACCTTGCGCTTCTTTAGTGGCATTTTGCCTAGCTTGAGTATATATTTTGTAAGCATCGTCAGATGTGACAACTGGACGGCCATCTCTATCAATGATGTTTCCGCCGTATGTCCTAAACGTTCCATTACCCAAGTCAACGGGAGCAAATCCGCGTTCACGATTAATTGCATCTTCACTTGTTTGAACTGGTTTTTGTGGAAGTGATGCAATACCACCTTCTTGCCGTTTACGTTCGTCAGCAATAATCTGTTGTTGTACTTGAGTTGGATCTTGAGGAGGTTGCGTTGTTTGCTCAACTGGGTAAGGAGTTATCAGATCAGGAGCAACTGGCCGAGGTGGCTCATAAATTGGTTGGATGGGCGGCGTTGTTTGATCAACTGGATAAGGAGTTATTTGATCAGGAGCAATTGGTTGTGGTGGCGGTGTTTGCGCCTGTGGAGCTGGTTGACCCCACATATTAATGCCGGCATTACTAAAGTAGTTGCTAACAGTGTTAGCGTCATAACCAGTAGCGCGCGACAAGTCTGCAGCTGACACGCCGTACTGTTGAGCTGCATCAGCAATAGCCTGTGGATTACCTATGTTTGCTTGGACATAAGCATTGATGTCAGCATCCGAAAATTGATTCCCAACCGGGGCAGTAGGCTCGGCCACGGTGCTGTAGTTTTGTTGTAATGCCATTATCCGACCTTCCAATTTATTCCGTCTGAATATACAGGCACAGCAACAGCCCCGCCAGTTACCACCGTTGATCCAAATGTAGGAGCCAAAGCATCAGTTACAAAAGACCTAGCACCTTTACCCGATGTAACTGCGCTAGGTAGCGTTACCACCGTGTAGTTAGTCAAAGGAGGAACTACGCCAGAAGCCATCAATTGAGTAGTTAACGCATCCAGCCTATTAAAGTACAAGCGAAACACATTGTTTAACTGGTCAATATATTGAGCGTCATACTCCCGTGGAGCCAGCGGCAAGTTAGGCGCGGCTACCTTGTTTAACTCAAAGTCAGACGTAATAATGTAGCTCATCGTCTGCCGTCCGGTCTAATGTCAATACGGGTAGAACCCAACTGCCATGCTGTACCAAGATTGGTAGAGCCAACTTTTAAGATAAGCTGGCGACCACGCACACGGGTGTTAATCTGACCCGTAAATCCTTCAGTTACCGTATAAGAAGCACCCGTTAATTTATCCACAGGTTTGACCGCAGGAGTTCCCGTGCCGGATCCGGAGTTCTGCATGGGGTATAGCGTGTAAACAACTTCCGGCGTTGGGCTTGCATCTGACCCAGAGAACGTCAAGTCAGGCAACATTCTCCAGACAAACCCAAACTTATCGCCGTCATCAATATCAAACTCACACGAGGAAATATAAGCGTCAATACCTACTGGAGTGCCGGTTTCATTGTTGTCCAAACCATATTCTTGGTTCAAGATGTTGCTGGTAGATGTGCTGATATTTAATACATTGGCAGATATAGGGTAATCCCTTAAACCAGAATCAAGCCATGCTGTTCGTGCCATCGTGCCGTAATACCAGATACCTCTGCCGCCTGCGGGGTTAGGCTCAATGTAGTTGTAGATGACATAGCGGTCAATCGTTGTGCTATTAGCCGAGCAATAGAACCACCAGACTTCGTTAAAGCCTTCGTTGGTACTCGCAAATACTTGCTGACCTTGGCCTAAGTTGATGTCTTGGTAGATGAACTTACGCAGGTCGCAATTCAATGTATTGATACGGCCATCGTACATATAAAACTTATCCACGCCCATCCAGTACACCACGCCGGATGCTTGGGCTACTGCGTTTTGGCTCAGGATGGAGATGTTGTCACCCAATAATTGGCTAGACCAAACCACGGGCGGCCCAATGTATTGCAAAGAATACACGGCGGCATCAGACCAAACCACAATCTCTTGACGAGTCTGGATGGCTGTGATGATGCTTGAGCCGTGAGACAACCTTACACTACCGGCCTGATTTGTGGCCGATGGAGTCCAGTTAACTACAGATTCTTGATCCCCCCAACGAATTAACATGGGGTCTTGAATGCTAGAGCCGTAGTCGTTACAGCCAAATGCAAACACAAACCGGCTGACATCAGATACATAAATGAAGTTCTGAATGGTTGGTACATCAGAAGCGCCGTACAAAGACGTCACATTAACAGCGTTAGGCATGATGTAATGCGTACCAGATTGCGTACCAGAGGTGTTTATTGCCACTCCGCCAGCGGTCAATGCCAAGTTAAATGTCGTGCCGCCAGTGCCTTTAACGTAATACGTTGTTCCTACAGATAGACCTGTAGGTAAAGCAGATGGATAACCTGCGTTGGTAATGATTACAGGTGTATTTTCTAACAAGTTAATGGTAGAAGTAACCACCGCAGGGCTTGCAATAGTTACCGTAAATGTAGCTGGGGACACCCCAAAATTGGCATCCCAGTAATAGATTGGGCCACCACGGAATCCGATAATCAGGTCTTCACCAAAATTAGACTGGCTCCACAAACGAAGAGCAGAGGTAGATGTACCGCCGTAGCCCCATGTTCCAGCGCCCCAAGTGCCAGCACCCCAGCCGGTCAACGGCGTTTCGTAAGCCAGACCTACGTTGATTTGATAGACAGCACTGACAGTTGTACCACCGCCAGCCGCTACCGTAGATGTTGCTGCCGTAGCTGCTGTGATGGTGTATGAGTTGGAATCAACCAAAGTAAGCTGATACTCATTATTTAAGTCCAATCCACCCACCGTGGCCGCATTGCTAAACTTAACAAAATCGCCATTTGAAGCACCGTGAGCCGTGTGCGTCACAGTAACAGTGGTAGAGAGGTTAGTCGTTTTAAAAGGATTGCTCAGTACCGCCGCAGACCTAAGAGGTGTGATGTCGTAGTAGTTGCCACCATTTTCAAGGTAGAACTTTAGGTTAGTGCCAATACCCAGCAGATTCAGGTTGGCTAGGGTAATGAAGTTCCACAGCGAACGGCATACACCCAAAAAAGTGGACACCGAAATACGTGCCCAGCCACCTAATTTTTCAGGTGTGCCTTGGCGAAACCGCACCTTGTCGGACTCAAACCAGCCCCCCTCATTAGTGTACCGAGTGTTTTCTCGGTTCACTCCCGGCTTCAATGCAAGTTTCTTAAGTGCCATCGGTTAATCCAACAAAGCGCACTCAGCCGTGCGGCGTTTTAATAAGCCCGGCAGTACCTTACCGCCACCTTTAGTCCAGAGCATCAGCTGTTCTTTTGCTCCTTCCCAATCATTGGCATTGATTTTCCTCTTTAACGTGGAAGTCTGCAAGCGTCCTGTGCCCAAGTTATAACAAAAATCCACAATGGCATTGCACTTACGAACGTCTGTAATCAGGCCGGGGCAGTTACGTAAAACACCGGGTAGGTACGTATGCTCAAGTTCAATCATCAAAAGCGCCCGTGCTGTGGGTTCATCCATCGGAGCGTCTTCTAGCGTTACCTTGCGTTTATCTGCGTAGTAAGTAGAACCATAGCCAATCGTAGCCACGCCAGCCGGACATAAATACGGTTTGGCGCGGTAGCCCTCAAATTGACGGCACAGGCTGGCGGCTAGTTCTAGGTTCATATTCCGCGCTTAAGTTTGTAAACAAGCCAATTGATAAACATTTGAATTGTTACGCCCAACATAATTAAGCTAAAGACACGAATCATGCTTGTCCCCTTGCTCGGATTTGCCATGCTAATTCATCGCCAGCCTCTTCAACGCTATCCTCACACACCTTTGCACACGCCTCACGTTCATGCTCTGCTACTAGCTTGGCAAAGTCATCTAATTCAACACAAATATTAAATGACTCCATACCCGCTTCTTTTGCCATGCGAACAATATCTTCTCTAGTCATTTACAAACCCCTCTTAGCTAAAGTACGATCCAAAAACCAGAAATTTATTGTCCCGCCCAACAACGCTGAAAAGTCAGGCGACATGAATAGTTTAAACACTTCAGTTGCATCAAGCCCTGAGTTCATACTTGACCACGCATACCAAATGTGAATGAACGTCCAAATCAGCAAAATCCAATATGTAACCACAGGACGGACAGATGCAGACAGACTAGCCGCCCAACCGCCTGCGGCTTTAACCATTGTGGCTTGTTGTTCTATGGCAGATTGAAACGCATCCATAACTCCTACATCCACTGCCGCTTCACGCTGTGCGCCAATCTCGGCCAACTTCTGCTGACCACGTAGCGTTTCCAATTCACACTGTCGTGCAAACATATTAAGTTCATGTTGACGCTCGTTCTTCTTATCAAAGAACTTCAGAACCTCGGGGGCCAGACGGAACACGCCACCAAAGATGGAGCCTAATAAGCCTCCGGAAAGAATGTCTAACATAGTTATTCCTTACATTTATGATGCGGTTTATGTTCATCTGCCATCAGTTTGATACCAGACAGGAACCCAATCATGC